TGCATCCGAATCTCAACATAGGCATCTATCGCGTTCACCTTGTCCAGGTGCATATGCTCGACCAGCTTCTTCACACCATCCGGGTCAAGCGTGTCGTAGCGCATGAAGACTAGTGTTGCGGAATCCCGCCAGCACACCCACTTATGTGACTTGAGTTTTTCCTTCCAAGCGACCTTGAAGAGCACTTCCTGGCGTATGTGTGGAACCACAACTGTTCCCGAGATACCCACGCGGTTCAGTTCGCTCAGTCCCGTAAGTGGATGCTCGACGTGTTCCAGTACGTGCGAACAGTAGATGTAGTCTATGCTCTTATCAAGGAACGGAAGCGCCTCTACGTCGGCTTCAATGAAGCGCCGGTTACCGATTATCAGAGGCATGTACTCGTCGTCGCCAGCCGGGATGCACTTCTTCATTCTCCGGTGCATCGTTTGGCCCGGATACTTATCCACGATGATGTTGGCTAAAGCGAACGGGTCGTTCCCTCCGCCTACGTCCACGATCCACGGTTTCGGTAATCCTTCCAACTCTTTCACGTTGCCTCCCTTGTGAGGGTGGGGGGCCTTGCGACCCCCCACACATTCCCCTTACGCTACGGAGTCCACGTTGCTGCCAGCCATCAACGGTCGCCATCGACAAACGTAGTCGAGGTAGCCGGTGCCGACGTTATCGCCGTGGGTGTACTCAGAGATCGAGCCTTCGCGCACGACCTTATACATGGCGGTTGCGTTCAGACCAGTCTGGTGGAACGCTCCATGCACGGCCTGACCAGCATCGATGTCTGTGGCAGTGAGCTTGGCTACAAAGAGGCCGGTAGCTCCAGTCACACCCACCGAAATGGTAGCGGTGTCTCCCAGAAGGGTCGTCGTGCAGATGCCATAGACCTGGCACTCCACAAGGCCCTTAACGTGGAAGATCGGGTACGGGTCCTTGGTGCCAGCGTCATTGCCGCGGCCGTTGGCGGTCTCGCCCTTGAACGCCGTGCAGTCGGCATAGGCAACCTGCCAACCCGATTCACCGCCCTCGAACGGGATACGGACACCCGCCTCGTCAGTCGAATCCGTCGCGGCAACGTAGTTCTCGATGCAGCCGCACAGTCCGGGGTCGATGGTGTCGTCCTTCGGCCCCGTGTATGCCGTGACGAAGCGGTTGAACTCAATCAAGCCGCCGGAGGCCACGGCGATGTAAACGCCGCGCCCCGCGGTCTTGTCGTCGTTCCTGCCGCGGTTGTTGGAGATGTAGATGTTGTGAGTCACGGTCCCCAGGACATTCACGCAGGCGGAACCGAAGTTCCCGCTGAAGGAGTTGCCCTGGATAACCGCGTCATCGCTGTCATGCACGGCGATGCCGCTGCCAGCACCCACTACCGCGTTCTCCGCTATGAGGACGTTGCCAGTGACGGTCACTCGGTTTGCGGAAGCAACGTCGATACAGCGGATGAAGTCGTATGCGGTCGTCGAGAAGTTGAACTCGCAATTAGCAACGGTGCAGTCATCCCCGGTCACGAAGATGCCCTTCACGATTGCCGACACGCCAGCCACGAAGACACAGTTCTCGATGGAACAGTCGTCTGCGGACATGGCGATAATCGACGTTGTGGCCGAGAGAGTGAAGGTCGGGCGGGCGCGGCCGGAACCAAGACCGATGATCTTGACTCCCACAACGTCCACCACGCACGCAGTCGCACTCGCGATAGTCTCGGCGTGACCCTCCATGACGTAGATTACGTCACCGCTGGATGCGGTGCACATCCCAATAGCCTTGTCGAGGGTCGCGAATGCCCGCTTCGGGCTTCGCCCACCGTGATTGTCAGAACCCGATCCGCTGTCCACGAAGAAGACCTTTCCCGTGGACGGCACACCGGATGCACCGGCACCCGGCAGGACCGGCATTCCGGCGCTTGCGATTATGCTCTTGAAAGCCGTTATCCCGTTTCCCATGTCGTCCTTGCTACTTTCTCACCGCCTCCAGTAAGAGGTGCGGGGGACGCAGAGGTGGAGGCGGTGGGGGGTATCCCCGCGCCCTCCCGCACCAAATCGGGTCGCATTCCTACGCGCCCGCCGAACCATACACGCCACGCCAGTCCGACCACCCCGGTACGAACCGCATGGTAGCCTTGAACAGGGCATTGCCCGTGTCAAAGTCATCGTCGCTCGAAAAGATCGGACGCTCCCGCCAGAACACCTTCATCTGGTGATCCGCCGGAGCCGCCATCAGGAACCAGGCGTCCTCGTCCGTGAGATAGTCCCACACCTTCACGGTGAGCTTATTGTGAAGGGGGTTGATCGCGTTCGATGCGTCCTCGGGGTCCTTCGCTGAGCCAACGAGCCTTTCGGCGTTGAATTGTTCGCCCGCAGGAACCACGAGGTAGCGCGGCGAGATCGCGAGCTTCGCGCCGGTGTCGTCCAGGAAGCCACGGAACTCAGTGACCGCGTTTTCCAACGTGGTCAGGTTGAGGTCCACGCCGCTGGACGGCATATTCGCGTCGGTCGATCCGGCGAGAAGTGGATGCGAGGAACTGAACAGCGCAACGGAGTCCGCTCCCGTGTAATCGCTCGAAAACCCGTTGTTGAAGACGTTAGCACAGACTGTCTCAAACGTCTTCTTGGCCGAACGAGCGAGCTTGCGCGACGCCGCCGCCATCTGCTTGTAGAGGTCGTCCGCCCACATGATGCGGGTAACGGCAAAACCCATCCCGTACCCAACGTGGGTGTACGTCTTTTTGTATCCCTGGGTGGGATCGTAGTAACTGATACCCGCACCCTCGTCGAGTTCGGGCATCGTGGCGAGTCCGCCAATGGTCAAATCATCTTCGGTGTGCTTACCCGATGTAAGCACGTTGAAGATGTTCTCAGCCTGGAACGGAGCCAACTTGAGGTCGGTAGAGAATACCTTGCTCAGTCCAGGTTCGATCAACTCCGAAAATGCGCCAGTGGTGCTTGGCATACTCTATCTCCTCTAAGCTTCCTGCGTTGTCTGGTACTGAGAAAAGGTCGGGTCGATGGTAACGTGCCATTTGCGACCCGCCCCAGTTACATCCTCACCGCCTCCCTCGTCTTGGTCCCAACCCACGATGCGTAGAGTGGGCACCGCTGCCGCCGTGTCGATCCGGCAATATGAAGCCGTCGGTATCTCGACATCAGCATGGAGGTTCATAAAGCCGACAGTGGCAGTCCGACGGGCCATCGTCATCGTGGATGGGGCGCCAACTGCCTCGAAGACGGCCCCGATTACAAACGGGGTGATTTCCAGATACTCCGTCTTCTGGGTAGCACTCGTCGTCTTATTGTGGAGCGCCACCCCATAGAGTGACGTGTCCGCTTCCGCAACTACTCGAACGGAACCGGATGTGGCGGACAGGTTCACGATGGTTCCCTTGTAAATCGTCTGCGAAATCTTTACAGGGAGCCGTTCTACTTCCATATGTCCGCCGCCAAAGTTATAGAGCCAGCGGAAACCTCTGTTGATCTCCGCGGCCATTATGTCCCCACAGACTGCGTTGTCTGGACCTGGGAAGCGTCGGCAGCAATGGTGACGCGCCACTTACGGCCCGCACCAGTCACGCCTTCCGTCCGCTTATCCCAGCCCACGATTCGCAGAGTGAGTGTTGCCGCGCCGGTGTCAATCCTCGAATATCCAGCCGTCGGCAACTTGATGTCGGCGTGGAGATTCCGGTACGCAGCGGCGGGGTTGTTGGCTGCCATAGTCATCGTCGATTTTGCACCCACTGCCTCGAAAACCGCGCCAACGGCGAACGGGACGAGTTGAATCGTCTCCGTCTTCTGAGAGGAGCTGGTGGTCTTCGAGTGGAGGGCTACGCCGAATAGAGAGGTATCCGCGTCGGCTACTATCCGCACGGAACCAGATGTATCAGAGAGACACAGGACGGTTCCCCGGTAAATGGTCTGTGAAATCTTGACCGGGAGTTCCATGACCTGCATCTGGCCGCCGCGCATATTGTAGAGCCACTGGAAACCCCTGAGTGGTTCTGCCATGAGCTTTTCCCTTGGTAAACGTATTTCACGTCAAGGGGTGTCTCCCGGATGGGAGGCCCATGGCCCGTGTCCACACAGAACGACCGTTCTTCCGGTTGGCTTGGTGTCCCCACCCCTGGGGGCAAGCCTCGGCGGGGTGTCCGTTGCGGCAACGGGTCCGCCGTTTACACCGTGTAGAGTCGGTCATCGCTGGTATCCCGTGTCCGCTGGGGCAGTCCGATGCCTTCTCTGGTCCCCTTGTGGGGGGCACTAGATACGACACGCGCTGTACGAGCGCGATGCAGCCTTAAGCATGTGACCTATTGTCGATGTTGATACCATCCTTCATAATTGCTTCTGCCTGCTTCTCGGTCATCACACCTGCACTGAGTTGCTCCTCGACGTACTTCACCTTGTCACGGTGGACCTGGTTGGCATTCGCCTGAGCCTTCTCCCGCTGGCGCTTCCCCCAGTCCTTCTCATCCGTCTGCATCAGAAGTAGTCCGCGTTCCCGTACCGTCCCGTCCTCTCGTTTCTCCCCCATGATAGGACGGACTTTCGCTTCGTTCAGACCCTCGAAGTCAACGGAATCAGCAGGCACAGGTTCGTACCCGAGCATTTGCGCTGTCCGCAACTTCCTGCGATTGGTCGTGTCCACCCAACGATACTTCTTGCCGGGTTCCCCATCAACACGAGTGATGTCTGTCATGCGACCGGGCGTCGGTGCCGTCTTACTCTTTTGCACTATGCGGCGTTCGCCGCGCTTACGTCCTGCCGGTGCTGGCATTACTCTACGCTCCTTCTGCGCTGGCGGACGGCCTCAATCCCATCTGCCGTTTCCGCCTCCGTCATCTCCACGCCCATATCCTTCATGGCCTTACTCAGGCCCTCGTGTGCTTCCTTCGCCGAGCCAGTCAACCGCGTCGCCTTCTGCGTCCCGCTACCCGTCGAGGGTCGCGACGTTTCGGGAATGATCTTCCCCAGGTTGACGGTCTTCCCGCCGGGCACCGGATCGTCGGTGGTGGTCGCCGGAATGTTGAACGCACCCTCTTCCATCAGTTGCCCGATGACAACGCGACGCACGGCGTCCTGGGTGCCCTTATCGAGCCGCTGCCGAGCCGGAACCCTCCCCAACATCTCGTCGTAAATCTCCGCCGCCTTCGTCTTCGATCCCTCCGGCACGTTCGACAGTAGAAGCTGCTTTGATGTCGACGCGATGGAACGCGTAGCAACGTCGAGCGTCTGGCTCATCTCCGCAAGTCCCTTCTCCAGCCGCGCGACCTTCGCGTCCACATCCTCCCCTTGATTGTCATCATCGGTCAGATCGGGCGTACTGGCTACGTATCGCATGTTGCCATCGTCGTCGATCTGCAACCCCATCGCCTCGACCTGCGCCTTCAGTGCCCCGAAGCGTCTGAGGTCCGCACCCGACTCGCCGATCTTGTTCTGCGCTTCCGCATACCCTTTCTCTAACTCTTCCACACTGGCATACTTGCCAGCAAGGAGCTTCGATTCTTCCTTCTCTTCTGCCTCCGATTTCTTGGAGCTGTCGGTTTTCTCGTCCAGCCGCTCTTCACTCATCCTTTGTCGTCTCCACCGCCTGTATTCGTTGTGCTATCTCACCCTTGGGCGCTCGCAATACCCGTTCGATTGCAGCGTACTCACCCTGCGCCCTGTGTATCTCTGCCGGAGTGTTCGCCTTCAACATATGATTCACCGCACCATCCCGACACTCCCGAAGCCACTCATCCATCTTCGCCCATAATAGGCTTGTATCAATATCCCGCTTGAGGCGTTGCAACTGCTCCTGCTTGGCCCGCTCCGTACCCGGCACCTCCACCCCCTCCCCCGGCTTGATCGGCCGGAATTCCGTGTTGTCTCGCCTGCATCTCCTGCAACCACGCCTGCGCCGCCTCTTGCTGTTGTCCGATCATCTCCTGCCAGTTCTTCTCCCCGTACCGCAGGAGGAAGTTCTTCGTGATGTTGTACTGGAGATTCGGGTTCATCAGCACCAGCGGGTTTTGGATAAGTTCCCGATAGAGCAGTACCGCCCCTTCCTTCTGCTTGTTGATATTGCTGGTGGAACTGTTGCCCTGGGGAATGAAGTCGTACGCGCCGATGACTTCCTCCATGTCCTTGGGCATAGTCAACGCCAGGTCTTTACCGAGTAGCCGGAAAGGTTGCCCCTCGTCGGCAAACTGCATCGTCAACCCCATGAGTTGGTAGAAGAGTTCCTTGATGCCCCCACCTTCCTCGTAGTCCGATGTCCCCTGAATGGAGTCCACCATGTCGTCGAAGCGGACATTGCCCTGTGACTCAACCATTTCCACCTCACCCAGAGTCTTGCGGCCGCGTTCGCTTCTGCCAACACGCGCCTCCGTAACGCTCGTCGCCCGCTCCGCGTAGTCCAGAAGCACCGCCTCTTCCCGCTCGGAAGAAGGAGGCGTCTCGGGCACTTCGAGAAACTTGACTGCATTAGAATCGTCAGAGATAATGAATTCGCCGGGAGCCATCTTGATGCGGGTGTTCCCGTAGGCATCCGTGAGTTTGATACCCGGCTCTATAATCATCGGACGCCGGAGCAACATCGCCCCCCAGTCGAGGCGCATATTGTGCTCCGTGTCCATCTCGTCGTTGATGTCCTTGAGGAGTTCGCACCAACTCTTGCCGTAGAACTGTCCCTCCCGCGGATTCGCCGTAAACGGGATGTAGTGCCGCCGTCCGTGAATCCAGGGGTACAGGATACAGCGGGCGATGACGCCACCTTGCCCGCTCGACTCTCCGGTATCGGAACCGGACCCCTCTCCCATGAGTAGGTCGAGAAGGCAATCTCGCATCTCGCCCTTCTCGGGGTCGTAGACGAAGCCCCTGTCCGTCCAGCGCAGAGGCAGAGAGCGAATGTACTCCCAGTGCTCGAATCGCACGAATGCCTTGCCGACGTTCTCGTTGACCTTGACGCCGATGCGGTCCACCACCTCGGTTTGGGGCACGCTAACTCCGGGGGAATCCTTCACCTCGTCGTAGACCCCCTTGTCGAAGACCCCCAACGCTTCCCGCTGTCGTATCCAGTCCAGGTGAACGTACCGTCTGTCGCCGACTCCAACCGCCTCCGAGATACTGCGGGCTTCAGCAGGCACCAACACGAAGTCCCGCATCTCGACGAAGTCCAGGCGCGGTCCCTTGTTCTCGACCTGTTTCTCGATAACAAAATCACCCTGAATCCGCTTCATATATTGGAGTTTCCGTTCGATGGTGAGCTTCGCCAACCCCTTGCCGTGCTTCAGGGTCGCTGTGATGATCTCCTTGAGCTTCCCCTTGAGGCCCAGGCGTCTCTCTGAGAGATACTGCAACCACGCCTGCCAGTTACGACCGGGTTCCTCATCCTCCCCACCACGAGGTTCGATGCGTACAATCGGGGTCGTTCCCAGGATCGTGCGGCAGATGTTCGCAGCCGTAGTGTCGATCATCCAGCGAGTCATTGGAATGTGGATGTTCGCGCACCCCTCCCACGGACTCGACTTCCGTGCCTTCACGCCCTCATAGAGATCGTTCCATTCCCGCATGGAGTTGTGGAGGTCCGACTTGGCTTTCAGGGCGGTGTTGATTTCCTCGGACAACTCCCTCGCCAACTCCTCCCGCTGCTCCGGCTTCGAGAATATGACAGAGGGATTGTACTCGATCACATCCTCTTCCGCCTCGCCCACCATCGGCTCCGGTTCTATCAGTTCCGGTTCTTCGATTGTCCCCAACCCCAAATCTTCAACCGTCATTCCGTATCGCTTTCAGCCTCCGCTACTGACTCGTCGGTTCCCCCGCCGGTACGGACGTAAATGGCATGTAGTAGGGATCACCTAGTTCCTGACTTATCCTATGCACTGTCGCTGATCCCAACGTGGCCTCCGCCTCCTTCAATGACTTCAGCACTTCCCGGCGAGACGCTTCCATATCCCTCCGCCACTTCTTCCACTCCTCATCGGTCATCATACGCGTTTGCATTTCGCGCGATATTCCCGTCATAGTGAATCCGAATGGTTCCGGGGATGGATATGATACGTAGACGTGGAGTTGACTGTCTTCCCGCGGAACGTCCTCCCATTGTCTGAACCACTTCAAATCCAACTTCTTGTTCCTGTATTCGCCTTCTAACCTTCTCTGTACCCACGGTAGTCTCATCGTTGCCTCCCTAGTACCCCGTGCTTCCCTTCGGTTTGTACTTGCCGCGGTCGATGGTCGGTTCGTCTAATACGAGATGCTCCGGCTCCAGCATGATCCCGTACTTCCAGGCGGCGAGAACGTGGTGCTTGCGCGAATACTTGCGCTGCTCTACGTGCCGCTGCATCGCCACCTCGTCCCACACCTCGTCCCGTATCTGTCGAATCAGCGTCCCGCATCGCCGCATGAACAGATACTTGCGGTCAACGAATCCCTGGTTGGCCTTCTGGATGAAGGGTGTTTCCTCGGACTGGGACCGCACGACGGGGAAAATACCCAAGTCCTTGAGTTGCTCTTCGCTGTTCTTCAGTCCCCGTCCGGTGATCTGGCGCGCATCCTTGGGGTCTATCCCCGTGAATGCCACCTGCACGCCCGTCTTCGTGTCCTGATCCAGCACATGGGCAACCTGCTCGGCGATGTCCACCTGCTCGGGACAATATTCGTCCCAGGTGATGATGTCGCCGTTCTTCACCAGGCATATTGAACCGCGCCCACCACAACTGTCGCACCCCTCACCCTTACACGTCTTGCACTCCTCACTTGGTATCGGATACCCCTTGGCACGCCACTTCTCCACGTCCTTCGCCACACTGATCCAGACCCAGGCGGCTCCCGTCACGCCGGGATCGTGGGCGCGAATGCAGGGCCAATCGCGGGGAAGGAAGAAGTCGTCAATGACGTTCGCATTCGTGAAGCCGATAAAGACCTTGCCTTCGCGCTGGTCCCAGGAGCCGTAGAGGTGTCGCTTCTTGTGCTGTTCGGGCCACCCATCGGCGCGCTCGAACCAATCGGCAGGCACGGCGGGCTGCCCACCCCTCATCTTCTCCTTGAGGTCGAACGCGGAACCCTGGATGAGTACGGTGTTCCGGTTGGGCGACTCTACGGCATGTTGCCAAACCCAGTTATGGCCCGCGTAGTTGGCTGTCACGTACATCTGCGGCACCGATGCACCCCACTTCTTCGACATCCCCACCCGATTCAGCCGCCCCTGGAGCATGACGTAGATTTCCGGCGTCATGTCTGAGGCGTCCTCCGGGTTATACCCGTTAGGGACCTCGCTGGCCTCCTCTATCCAGATGGCCCCATACTCGGTCGAACCAAGCCTCTGGGCGTCCTTGAGATGCTGAAACTGTATCGCCGCCCCACCCGGCAACTTCAACTGCCGGACCCCAGCCCTCCACAAGGCGACATCCCGCGGCAAATCCGGGTCATCTAGGTTCTTCCACTCTACCCCCGGAGGCGCAAAAAGCGCCGATAACGCCCCGGCCAGAGAGACCATCGTAGAGTGATAGAGCATGTTGTATTCGTAACGACATATCAGGAGTGGGACCGAGGGCCAGCGGTAGGCCCGTTGGAGAAACTTGAGCGCCATTCCCTCAGATTTCCCGGTACGATAACCTCCCGTATAGATCACGGTCCCCTTGTCCGTGTCCGTGAGTTCTCGCTGCGCCGGACTCGGCGAGAGGTCTGCGACGCGCCAGGGGTCCTCCATGCACCACTCACGGAGCCGCCGCAACCCTACCTTGCGACCCAATTTCGCTACATATGCCGGGTCAGCCCCGACCAACTCAGCTACGGATTGCGGTTGTACCACCGCAAACCCCACAGAGACTCATTTACTGCTCACCACATCCATCTGCGCCAGCGCCGAAGTCCCTATCTGTCCCCCATGCGCGCCCACCCACGCCTTCAGGTCCTTCGGGAAGCACTTCCCGCCCACGCCATCGCCGATTGGCAGTGTGTGGTAGGGGTCGATCCACGGAATCGCCATGACCGCGTTGCGTACCTCATCGGGATTCGCGCAGGCGGAGAGGAATTCTCGCCACCAGGCCGCCTTCACCGCCCCGTGACAGTTGATCGCATACTTGATTTCCGACGCCGTACGCCAGTCCGTGGCGATGTAGGCGACTCGCGGCCCCAGGATAGGTTTCCAGAAGTCCAATACCTCCTGCGCCTTCTCTCCTGCGGCAACCACCAGGCTAACATCGGTTTCCTCTCGCCAGGGCGCAAAGGGAGACTCGCCGATGAACTCGGGCTGATAGACCGTGTTCGCGTGCTTGTAGTATTCATCTGACATCGTGCTCCGAATCACGATTAGGGGCGCATCCAGCCAGGAAAGTACCTCGCCTACCGCCGTCGTATTCACGATGCCATTGTCTTTCGTGGGCGTTGGAACGCAGACGAAGACGATTTCACACTCATTCACCCGGTCGCCCCACTCATCCACCAGACGCCACGCCGGTAACCGCATGCCGTCGTTGCCGCCGAAGGAAGTTTCGTTATCCACCGCCACTATCTCATGCCCGTAACATGCGCGGGCGACCGCCTGCCCCACATACCCCATCCCCACAATGCCGACTTTCATGCCCTTGGGCCTCCCAACCCCCGGATACGGTATTCCCCGCCGCTCGTGACCGCCATAGGCGCTCATTCAGTCTCCAGGTGCTCACGGACCTTGGCGAGGATCGGGTAGTAACCCTGTGCAAATCGGAGGCGCTGATTCGTGGTCAAGGTCGCGTCCTTCGCGTCTATTTCTAGGCCATCCAACATCTCCACCAACTCCCGTACGGCCTCGCGGAGGGGGTCGGGTATATCCCGCGTTCGATTGGCGACAGATGGATCGGTCTCCCCAATTTCAGGATGCTCCGCGAGGAGTTTCTTTCCCGCGGCTATGTCTGCCTCGGTCACGGGCCTGTCGTCTATGACGATGCCGCTCTGCAACGCCATCAAGGCATCATGCGCCGGCGATCCCTCGTCAAGAAAGAGCAACGCTGTACGCACGGCATCAAGGAGTTCGCCTCGTACCTGCGGCATCGTCACTCTGTCCCGCACCACCGCCTCGATCTCGGAACGCAGGACCCAACTCCCCGTCAGTATCTCTCCGTGCGGTTTCTCCCACCCTATAACCTGAATCCGCTCCTCGCTCACCTCGCCTTGCCTCAGTTCCGAATCCGATACCGGATCACCGCCACCGTCGAAGCCTCGACCGCCGTGAACTCCACAACCAGCGGATTTACCCCCACAATGTTCCCTGTGGTGTTTTCAACCCTCACCGATCCCTCGACCACCACACATCCATAACTGGGCACATAGGCCCGCTGCATCGGTATCTCTGACGAAGGGCCCAGGTCCACCTCGAACGTGCACTCCAACTCCATCCCCGGCGCGATAAAGCTACCGCCAGCACCCGCTTTTGGGGGCAGTCCCTTGACGATGGACACCTCATTGCTCTCCACCGCGACAATCGACCCGTCAACCAGAGTGTACTCGGCGCTTCCCCGGTTCGTCACCGTGTCCGCCGCCTGCAATCGCATCGCCAGCACCCCCAGAATCGCGACCACCACAAGTATCCAGAGAAGCCGTCTCATTTGCATTTCCCCTGTCCAGACACCGGGATGCCGTCCGTTCCATCTCGTCAAACAACACGGCAGCACCCGAATCACCAGATTGACAAACTCGGCGATCCTCACCTCGCCTTGCCTCCCTTGCACTTCTTCCCCCCGCCCTTGTACCCGCTCGCATACGCCGCCTGCCCCTGCCGCTCCGCTGCCGCCTTCGAGGGGTACACCTTCCCCTTGCTGCCCCACTTCCATCCGCCCTTGACCTTATGTACCGGCATCATCCCTCCTCGGCGTTCTCGGAAATTCCCGCCGGGACCCCTATTCGCCCCTCCTCAGAGGATTGGGGCGCATCGGTTTCACCACCGCGATACCTCAATCGTGTTGTACTGGCCATCGCTCGACTCAACCGCTGCCCCCTGAGCGCCCTTGTGGCGAACTCTGTCCCTTATCACGCCAATCCCGATACAGATAACCAACCCTATCAGGAGGACAGGCACTAACCACATGTCTCTCTTGGGCGCAACCTGGAACGCCGGATACTCCCTCCACCCCCCCGTTAACCCCGTAGAATCAAAACTCATCTCGCCTCCCCAAACCCATCTGGTTTTTTCCGAGACACCCCTTGTGGCACTGAGCCACCATCACCCCCACAGCAGCCTTTTCGCCCTTTACCCATCCCTCCGCTGGCTCTATCCATTCACTCGGTAGCGAAGAATCGTCAGGGATCGCCATGCGGAATCCCCCACGTCCCCAATCCCACGTTATGATTCCGCCTGCCCAGAGGAGCCGCTCCAGCGCATCCAGGTTCTTGGCCGTTTCGCAAACATCACAGATCGGACTCCCCGGAGTGGCCGTGTATCCCCTCTGTATGACCCCGTGTGTTATGTGTGCCCCTAGAAGCTCGCGCAGACCTCTCAGCCAACCCATCATGCCTCCTGAACCGTCTTTAATTTTTTTCCCGGGAGTCCCACGTCCCTGGGTGGACGGGTACTATCTATCACGGCTACGCGGTCCCCCGCCGAAGCTACGGGTCGCGTCGGTTTCGGGTTGGGTGGCATGTTCACAGTTTGTTCACAGTCAACGTAATCACCATTATAGGACGTAAACAGGCATTTCAGGCCCCCTCATCATCATCAAACCCCTCATCCTGCCCCTCATCATTGTATGTTTCGCCTGCTCCTAGCTCCCCTGCCACCTCAACTGCCTGGATCGACACAACCTCGCGCACCTCAGCGAGTGACAAGCCTTCCATGATCTGTATCAACCTGCGCTCCGCCGCCGGTGTCAGGCTCCGCTCTTCGGTCACCCGGTCGGCTACCCGTCTACCCACAAGCTTCGTCAGATCGCGCTTGGCCTCTCGCCGTGCCCGCTGCATTCCCTGCGCCGTAGCCGTCTCTGCGGCCTCTGCTTGCAGATTGGCGATGTGGGTAGGGCCGTAGTCGTCCAGCATCTCGTCAATGGTGGCCCTACCGCTGCCGAAGCTCCTTCCTGGGCCTCCCTTCCACTCCCCAGGTACGAACCTCCCTAACGCGTCCCTACCTGCGTTTTCTTTCCCCTTCTCGAGAGGCGCTGCCGGGGCCGTACACAATCCCTTCTGCAACCCTTCTTCCAGCCTCTCAGGCTCGATCTCCTGCGTTCTCGGCGTGTTTCCGTAGTCTACCCCCTCGCGTTGCTTCTGCTGAGTAGTGGGAGGCCCCTCACGTTTCGGAGTTTTCGCATTGCGCGTCCTCATCATGCGTTTCCCATGTCCATAGGATTTACCACATTTCCGACATTTCATATTATGCCACGGCGGGGCGCGAGTGTCAAGGTGCGGGTGTATCCTGGGGTCCCGAAAATAGTTCTTGACAGGGTAGTACATTCGTGCTAGTATGTGGAAGATGGCTAGTAGACGAGGGCGAAGGCCCGGAAGGGGAGAGAAGATGCATCGAGCAGCAGAAGGCCGAGAGGTTGTCAGAATCCTGCGGGATGTCGCCCGCAAAGTGGAGCAGGGCCAGACAGAGGGAAAGCCGATGGATATGAACGGGAACAGCGTAGGCGAGTACGGATTCACGCAAGGCCGCACCGATGGCAGCCGGCGCCGGTTTACCGTCACGATCCAGGCGGACAATGACGCATTCAAAGACTACTCCTAGCCCCTGCCCTTAGCCCTCCTTCGGGAGGGCCTGCGCGAGTAGCTAGACGAGAGGGCGAGAGCCCGGAAGGGGAGAGAAGAATGGCGAACCGGACACTGAAACCACGACAATGCCGAACCGGAACAGAACCAGGAATGGACTGCTACAACACAGGACTCGCCCCGCGCATCGGCCGCAGCAAGTGCGGCGAATACTACATTGTGGGGACCGAACTCGCAGTACAAGACGCGTACAACAGGCTCAGGCGTGGGGCTAGCCCGCGGGCCATTCACGCTGAGAAGGACGGCCGATGGTTCCCTGTTCACATCTACGCAACAGCAGCGCCAGCATGGCGAGCATATGACGCGGCCAACGAAAAGGCGCGGGAAAGGGTGCGGGCCGACATTAGAGAGGCGGAGGCCCGACGCCAGCAGATTCTTACGGGCACAGCAGAAGAGGCGATTGAAGCTATCCTGCGCTGACCTCCGCCCCGGCCCATCCACGCGGTGGGCCGAGCCGGGAAGTCAGACGGAGCGCGAGAGCGCGAGGAGGGAGGAGCAGATGGCAGAGAGAGAATATGGGATCGGACGAATACCAGCGGACGTGGACCCGGTAGAGGAGACGCTCGCTGAGATCGAGGCTGAGCGAATACAACCTAGCTACAGGCCAGCGGCCGGGTTGGTCGAACCCACAGGGACCACGCAGGGGCACGCGGTGCCCAAGGCGACTCGATGCCAGGTGTGCGGCGCGCCGGCTGATGGTTATAACCCAGGCGCCGGGCAGGACCTGTGCGCTCGGCACTGGGACGAGTATTGAGAGCGAGAGAGGAGATCGCACGATGACGCGACGAGAGCATTATGCCGGAAAATGGGACGGCATCTGCAAACGGTGTGGACACGACTATATCAACGACTGCCGCGGGAACTGCACCTGCCTCTCCTGCAACGGTCAGCGACAGGACGAGGAACGAGAGGGTCTGCGTTTCGAGGAGGACCAGGATTTCGTGCAGCACTAGCCCCCCCGGTGGGGTGGGGCTTGGGGTGGAGACGAGGGCGAAGGCCCGAGGAGAGAGGAAGATGGAAGCGACAATGAGAGTGGGCGATGTTGTAGTGCCGAAATGTGGAGACCCGGAGAACGAGGTCGGATATACCGGCAGGGTGGTAGCGATAATCCC